TTGAATTCAAAGAGCCTATCTTGGTTCGTGGTTCAAAGACTGGATCGTACAAACCTAGTCAATTTGACGATGCGTACAAACAGACAAAAGAGGCTAAAGACCTAGCAAAAAACGCTCAAACTAAAGCGATTGAAGTAGCTGAAAAGGCTGAGGAAGCAAAAAAAACCTCAGAGGCTACACGGGCACAAATGACACTGTTATCTAACTCATGGTCTGTTAGAACTCTGAATAGTGCTAGTGATGTACTGGGCGCTATCAACCTAAACCCTGACGGCTCAGTTAAAATCAACGAGAGTCTAATCTCAGTCGGTGAGAAAACTTACATTAAAGACGGCGTGATTAAAAATTCTATGATTGGTAACGCTCAAATTAACACGTCTCATATCGGAGAAATTGACGCAAACCAAGCTAGAATTATCAATATTTCAGCGAAAAACATTGTCGCAGATGGGTTGACGGCGAACATTATCAAGGGCGGTAAGCTATCATCTCTAAACGGTGTGACAGATTTTGATTTGCAGACAGGCTGGATTGAAATGAACAAAGAAGGTGTAGGGATTGTAAACCAATTCACAGGCAGACCTATTCAATACCTTGTTTTTGGTGCTGGTGCAATTTCCAATAAACCGGGTTCATATACCGCTCTAATGTCTAATTCAAATGGTAGGATAAACATGGATGATGGCTCTGCTGGTATTCAAATATGGAATACAAACGACAATACAACAGCCGTCAATTTATATGGCGATGAAATAGCTATGATGTATAACGCTAATGACCCGAAAGGTATCATTTTCGACAATATCAAAAATGAAATTAGAAATGTCGAAACAATGAGAGTTGGAACAATTGGGGCAAGCCAAACAATATGGATAAAAGGTACAAATCTAGTAGAATTATTTAACTTAATAAATAAGAATTTTGAAGGTATTGAAAGACACTTCCAAATCAACAAGCTCGGAAGGCCCGGACGCTATAAAGTATCAATTTAAGGGCAGAAAGGAACACGATGAACACACAAGACAAAGTTATCAACGACTTAGCAATTCAACTGGCTAACAAGACGATTGAATGCTCAAATTACAAGGCTTTGTATGAAGAAGTTAAAGAGCAACTTCAACAAATGCAAGCAGAAGCACAAGAACAAACAGAAAAAGAGGAACAATAATATATGACATTTCAAGTTATTAACAAATACTTACAAGACACCAACCGTACTTTCGTAGCAATCCGTCAAGAAAATCCATACACAGCTTTTGACCGTGTATTGATTGGCGATAGAACAAACGAGTCAAACGACGATTTAATAAAGGCAGTATTGGCTCAAGTTACGACAGAGTTCAATCCAGCGGACGGCGTGAAGCAATTACAAGAAGATTTAATCACGCAAGAGCAGACTTACAACCAAAAACTTGCAGAAAAAGAAGCGCAAATTAACGAAGTAAAAGCTATTGCTAACTGGTCTGTATTGGCACGGGTGACTGATACGGACAATCCGCTTGATCCGACTATTTACAAAAAAGGCCTTGAATTGGTTGATTTAGGACAGACTGGCAAGACTTACCAATCGCAAGAAATTTTCACGCTTGAAAATCCAAACCACGTTGAAAAATATCAAGAAGGTAAACGTGTTATGGTTCAAGTCAATGAAGCATTCACTTATCAAGGACAAACGCTTGAAGAACTCGCAAGCCTTGAGCAAAACGGCAAGCTTGGTATCTGGAAGTGGACAGAACCTAAACCATCTAACGATTTAGAAACTCAACCTATTCAATAACCAACCATTTTAGAAAGAGGGTGGTTAGATTGGACTTTCTAACTTTAATAGATAAAATTACGCCCGTTTTAGTAGTCATTATCCCTAGCTACTTTTCTTTCAAAAGTACGCAAAACACAAAAGAAACTGAAAAGAAAATCGGCACTCTTTCAGACAAGATTGAAGACCTTGAGAAATCAACTTCAGAGGTTGCAAAAATCGGAAAAGAAAACAATGATAATTTGACACTAATCGGCAAAGGACTGCAACGATTACAGCGTTTTCGATTGCAAGAAAACCTAAAAAAAGCTATTAAGCGTGGCTTCACCAATCAGCACGAAATTGAAGAACTTTCAAAACTCTATGAAAGTTACGTCGAATTAGGCGGAAACGGTGCGGTCAAAGTATTGTTTGAGAAATTTCTCGAACTAGAAATCAAGGAAGAAAAATAATGAATAAAATCAACTGGTCTGTACGACTTAAAAATAAAAATTTTTGGCTTGCTTTAGTTCCGGCTTTAGCACTACTTGCGCAAGCATTTGCAAATATCTTCAATTATTCACTAGAGTTTGGCGAAACAGTTGATAAAATTTTAGTGTTTATTAATGTTTTGTTTGCGTTTCTTGTATTGGTAGGAGTTGTCAATGACCCAACAACCGCTGGACTTTCAGATAGTGAAAGAGCATTGACCTATACTGAACCAAGCGAAGACTAAAACAAGGGAAGCTTTATAGCTTCCTTTTATTTTAAATTGAAAGGGGGCAACCTTTGAAGAAAATTATTAAACGGCAAGCGGGCGTTTGTGTTGATATTCGGGACGGTTTAAATAAAGTCAAGGAAGAATTTTACAGTCACGACAAGAACAACGCTTATATCGAATTAAAGCTAAACGGTCTAAACGCTGAAAAAGTTATCGTTCTATTCAAATTCAAAACAACTAATCGGCTTTTGGAAGTTGCGGGAAAAGTTGAAAACAACCTTGTATCTATTCCATTCGATACTAGCTTAATTACAACAGATGAAATCGTGGACGGGTTCGTTTACGCTGAAAAAGTCATGCAATCGGCAGATATTCTAAAATTCTCGTTTGGTGTCCGTGTTTCAGAAATTGATAAACACAGCGAATTACCCGTTATCGAGAAAGAAACAAAGAGAATTGTCGCTGTAACGGATATTGTAACAAAAGCTGAACTAGAAGAAGCAATCAAGAATATTCATGTCGAGGGGGCGACGATCGACACAAGCGGTTTTGCTACGAAAGAAGAACTACGCAATATCTCACTAACGCCCGGACCAAAAGGCGACAAGGGGGAAGCTGGAGAACGTGGACCAATAGGACCGCAAGGACCGCAAGGGGAAACCGGTCAACAAGGCTTGCAAGGTATCCAAGGACCTATTGGACCTAAAGGGGATACTGGAGAGCGTGGCCCTCAAGGTGATACTGGACCAAGAGGAGCGGACGGATTGCAAGGACCTACTGGCCCTATTGGACCTCAAGGTTTGCAAGGTGAAAGAGGTCAAGATGGGCAAAAAGGAGAAACTGGTGAACGTGGACCGCAAGGCGATACTGGACCAAGAGGGGCAGATGGTTTACAAGGGCCCCAAGGTATCCAAGGGGAACGTGGACAAGACGGACAACCTGGACCAAAAGGAGACATCGGACCTCAAGGTCTAAAAGGAGAACAAGGTCCTGCTGGACCTCAAGGACCTATTGGTTTAATTACAAACGGGGCTTTGAAATGGATTAAGCGCTCAGGCGCTGGCAATCAGGGCTGGGAGGTGTTAACTGGAGATACTGGCTGGCGGACTTTAAACATCCAATCCAAACTAGGTAGCTCATATCTAAAAGTACGCAGAAAGAATGATACTGTCATGTATCAATTCGGAGGGCTTTCTTGGGGCTGGTTCGGTGTTGTTCGCAGAGGTGGCGCTGGATATAGCCCACAAGGGAGCGATAAAGAAAGAAACTGTTATATCTTAGGATTGAGTGGAGTCCCTCAAGGTTTCAGGTCTGAGGCTAGTTTGATTGGCAGCATTTACAATGACAAGGGCACGCCTTACGGGACTTGGTACCTTGGAGGCTACGGGGACAGCAACATGTTACGTTTCCAGTTCACTGACCCTGTCCCGACCGATAGGGACATCGGGGACATCCGAGTAAGTTCTATCTCATACTTGACTAGTGAGCCGTGGCCGGGTGTTTTACCATAAGAAAGGAAAAAAACAAATGAAAAAAAACGACTTATTCATCGATGTTTCATCACACAATGGTTATGATATTACAGGTATTTTATATAGCATGGGTACAACCA